ATTGATGGGCGCTTTACCTATTCCAGCAGCACCACAAAGAACCGTTACACCAATGCGCTGGTGTCCTGGTCTGATCCTGATAACGCTTATTCTGATGCGATGGAGCCTGTTTTTGAGCAGGACCTGGTTGCGCGTTATGGGTTTAATCAACTTGAGATAACTGCAATCGGTTGTACCCGTCAGTCGGAAGCGAATCGGAAAGGGCGATGGGGGATCCTCACCAATAACAAAGATCGCATTGTTACTTTCAATGTAGGGGAAGATGGCAACATTCCACAGCCTGGCTATGTAATCGCTGTAGCGGACCGAAATCTCTCCGGGCGCGACCTGGGCGGCCGTATCTCAGCGGTGAATGGTCGCGTGCTGACGCTGGACAGAGCGCCGGATGCTTCGGTGGCCGACAGGATGATTGTCAATCTTCCATCGGGAATTTCGCAGTCACGCACCATTCAGTCTATTACAGGCAATAAAGTGACCGTTACGACCGCTTACAGCGAAACGCCTGTTGCTGAGGCCGTATGGGTCATTGAGTCTGATGAGCTCTACGCTCAGCAGTATCGCGTTATTACGGTAACTGATAATAATGACGGCACGTTCACAATCGTCGGTGCAAATCACGATCCGGATAAATTCGATCGCATTGATACCGGAGCCATCATTGACCAGCGGCCGGTTAGTGTGATCCCGCCGGGTAACCAGTCGCCGCCTGCGAACATCGTGATCAGCTCGTTTTCCGTGGTGCAGCAAAATATCAGCGTCGAAACGATGCGCGTGAGCTGGGACCAGGCGCAGAACGCTATCGCCTATGAAGCGCAATGGCGCCGCAATGACGGGAACTGGGTTAACGTACCGCGCAACTCTACCACGTCATTCGACGTCTCGGGGATTTATGCCGGGCGCTACCTGGTGCGCGTGCGAGCAATCAATGCCGCAGAAATTTCATCCGGATGGGGCTATTCAGATGAGAAAACGCTGACGGGTAAAGTGGGCAATCCACCGAAGCCGGTTGGCTTCATCGCTTCTGAAAACGTGGTATTCGGTATCGAGCTGAACTGGGGATTCCCGGCGAATACCGACGACACGCTGAAGACGGAAATTCAGTACAGCCTGACCGGTACCGAAGACGATGCGATGCTGCTGGCCGATGTGCCTTACCCGCAGCGCAAATATCAGCAGATGGGCCTTAAGGCTGGGCAGATTTTCTGGTACCGCGCGCAGCTGGTGGACCGAACCGGCAACGAGTCCGGATACACCGACTGGGTGCGCGGACAGGCGAGCATCGATGTTTCCGATATCACCGATGTAATCCTGGAGGAAATAAAAGATTCCGACACGTTCAAAGACCTCATCGAGAACGCTGTGGACAGCAATGAAAAAATTGCTGGCATAGTCGACGACATTAAACAGAACGCCGACGCGCTGGAGCAGCAGGCAAAGGCTATTCAGGAAAATGCCGATGGTCTGGCTCAGGCCGAAGTGAAGATCGACGAGATGTCGGTATCGATGGATGGAATGTCCGGTGGTGTAAAGAACTCTGCAATCGCCATTATTCAGAATGGGTTGGCACAGGTTACATCCCGCCGTTCTCAAACCGTAACGAACGCCGGGAACAGTGCCAGCATCGACCGTATCGACACCACTATTGCGGATACCAGTCAGGCAGTTTCCCGCGCGCTGGTGACGCTGGATGCCTCAGCCGGCGAGAACATCTCCAACGAGTCTGACCTGACCGAAACCCTTGCTAACTTTACGCAGGCTTCGGCTACGAAGATCAACTCCATCACCGTAACGGTAAATGGACAGACCGCAGCTATCAACCAGACGGCGCAGGCGGTGGCAGATGTAAACGGCAACATCAACGCGATGTACAACATCAAGGTGGCGGTGGACGCCAACGGTCGCCAGTACGCCGCTGGGATGGGGATCGGAGTTGAGAATACGCCGTCCGGCATGCAATCGCAGGTGCTGTTTGTGGCTGATCGTTTCGCGGTAATGGCGCAGGCTGGTGGGGCGGTCTCGTTGCCGTTCGTAATCCAGAACGGACAGACCTTCATCCGGGATACGTTCATCCAGGACGGCACCATCAGCAATGCGAAGATCGGTAACTACATCCAGTCCAATAATTATGTCGCTGGCTCAGTCGGGTGGAGGCTGGATAAGGCCGGTACGTTTGAGAACTACGGTTCGACAGCTGGCGAGGGGGCCATGAAACAGACCAACCAGACAATCAGTGTACGGGACTCCAACAATGTGTTGAGGGTGCAGATCGGAAGAATCACTGGTACATGGTGACGGGAGGCCTCTTGTGGGGCCTCTTTTTTTCAGGAGATACGATGGCGGAATACGGTGTTCAAACATGGGACGCATCAGGCAAGGTTAACAACTATGGAATTAAGCCAGTCAGCGTTTGCGGCTATCTGCAGCTGGCCGCTAACCAGAAAACAGGCTCTTATTCCGTTGCCCTTCCACCGGGTTGCAAACTGACCTACTTTCAGGTCATGAACGATGATAAGTGGGGAACGGGAAGAAGGAAGATCACCATCTCCGGTGGTACCGCAACGGTGACCTCAGTGGGGGATACCGACTTCTCAGCAGGGACTGAACCCGCCGTTGCGGCATTTCTCATTTTCCAGATAGAGAGGGCATAAATGGCGCAGTACGGCGTATTACTGTCGACGACAGGTGGCGAAGTATGGGTGACGGCAAACAGTTCACCGCTGGCATTGCAGGCGCGCAAAACGGCTGCGCTACAGGGAACATCAGGTTTCAATACCAAGGTGACGCACACCTTTCCCTCAGGTCAACCCGTTGTCGCCTTCGTTCACTGCACGGTTGAGGTGGAAATCACCCAGACGATAAGCGGAAACACCATCACGATTGATTTTCTTAGACCTGTTGCAGCTGGCACGGCGTACGTTTATTTATTTTCGATCTTCCCCCAGACAAAGCCAGACTACGGGCTGGCCGTGTGGGATGCATCGGGAACGCTGATTCTAACCAACGAAACGCGCACGCTCAGCGATGTTGTCGCCATCGGCACAGCCGGAGTGGATGCCAGCTCAGGCTACAACATCAACACAACACGGGCGGGGAAGTGGGCCTGCATGCCTGCCATGCTTGGTCTGATTACCGGGGTTATATCAGCCGGTGGCCAGCCGCAACCCTACGCGGCAATCTACAAGAGCATGGCAAAACTTGAGGGAAGCAATACGCGGATTTTTGCCCGACCGCAGACAACACCCTCCGGAGGACTGCAAAACGTCGCGTACTCAAACATGAGAAACGTCATCATGGCCATTAACTGCGCTAACTTTGATTGATCGTTTTCAACGATCAATTTCGAATGATTGATCTACCAAATCAATTATATCCCGTTGATTCATATTGTTATTGTGTAACCTTGTGAATGCCCTGGGATATAACCACTATGAAAAACATGATTCTTTGCCTGGCGGTGGCAGTATTGCTCTCCGGTTGCTCTGGCATTATTGAGAAACAGCAACCTGTGTGTTCCGGTATAGCCCTTATCGGCGGGCAGGAAAGCAGCGTCCAGATTTACGGAGTGCGTAAACAAAACAATCAGACCCAGTATCGCGCCGGTTATCCCTTTAACTGGACTTGGGTTAGTGCCAACACGTTCACCACCACCACCTGCCAATAACTCATTCTGTTTCAAGACAAACCTCGCCCCGGCGGGGTTTTTTATTGCCTGGAGAAAATATGCTTTATAACACCGGCACCATCGCAATTAACGGAAATACGGCAACCGGCACCGGCACGAACTGGACGGCACCCGCCAGCCAGGTTCGCGCTGGCCAGACGATTATCGTCATGTCTAACCCGGTTCAGATGTTCCAGATTTCAGCAGTGATCAGCGCCACGTCAATAACGGTCACGCCTGCGGCATCCCCGACGCTCAGCGGTCAGAAGTACGGCATTCTGGTATCAGACAATATCTCGGTCGATGGGCTAGCTCAGGCCATGTCTCAGCTCATCAAAGAGTATGACGAGAATATTGGCGCATGGGAGACGTTCGCTACTACCTCAGCGAACCAGAGCATTAACGTAACCATCAACGGCACTGCTCTAACGATCCCTGGTATCGGGAAACTGGCGCAGAAGGGGAGCAACGGAGCTCTGCCGGTTAACCAGGGCGGTACCGGCGCAACGAAGGTGGAAGACGCTCGTACAAACCTCGAGTTGGGAAGTAGCGCCACGAGGAACGCCTATAGTACCTCCGGGGATATGCTTTCCGTTGGTGATTTCGGTGTGGGGGCTGTATTTCCTAGCGGAGCAAGTATCCGCTTACAAGATGGCAGTACCCCATCAGGATTTTATGGTTCTGCAGGGGATGGGTACTCTGAAATTGGTGTTTCAGCGGATCTGACAACTTTGACCATTAACAGGGGGAACAGGCCAACCCGTATTCACCAGTCGTATTCACTCAGGAGAACCTGGTTCTCATATTACAGTGGCTCGTCCTGGTCATATCATGAGGCTTACACCACGGGCAATACCACCAGAGCCAGCGATGGCACGCTCAAAGCAGCATCGCCTGTGGTTAATGTGTTTTCGGATGGATCATACCAGACTAATGATGAATCAGATGGCTGTACTGTAACCCGTCTGGGTATCGGTGAATATCTGGTTGAAGGTTGTGAGGGGCTTAACTCTGATGCTGCCTGGGGCGGCATTGATGGCGGTTTTGATATCCCAACCGACAGGAACAAACAGCCTCTTATCTGGCTGGATTATGAAGTAAATGCTGATGGTTCTGTGCTGGTAAAAACCTATCATCGAACACATCCTGGCGCGCCTGCATTCGCTAGGAACGAAATACAGGGTATTAGCGAGGGGGATCCGGTCGATATACCCCGCGATCAGTTTTTGTCCGTCCGTGTCGAAATGCCAGTCGATTCTCTGCACAACCAAAGAATTATCTCGGCGGAGTTGGCTATGACTGCAGATGAAGGTGAATAAGGGTCCGTTTCAATACTGGTTTAAATCTGTTCAAGAATGGTTACGAGTATAAAATTTACAAAACTCATAATTCGAAACGAGAGAGAAACTTAGAAACGAAACGGCGAAGCTTTAAGCAGTGACGGTAGGGCCTGTATCTTGCGGACACTTACAAATAAAACTACTGTATATAAAAACAGTATTTGAGGTGTGTGCAATGGAATTCATCAGGCCAACAGAACTTCGAGAAATTATCGCTCTTCCGCTTT